GAATTATTAATCCAAAGATCTGAAATTTCAAGTGCTGCGTAAGTTGTAAAGGTAATTTGTGGATTGTCATTTCCTGTTCCGCCACCATCACTAATGACAGAACCTAACTTAAATCTAGAATTTCCTTGTTCCCAAATAAGTGCGGATTTTTTCGCAGATCCATCATAATAATTAAAGAGGACACCAAGATCCCAAGTAGTCGAAGAAGTAGGAGCAGCACCATCAACAATACCAAGTTCAATAGTACGATCCTCTACAGTCATAGAGGTTGTATTTACTTGAGTAGTATTTCCATTAACATAAAGATTTCCACCGACTGTTAAATCATCAACAATCGTGACATCATTAGCAGCAATTGTGATAGCAGTAGCACCAGTATTCGACGATTTAATTGTTGACGTTTGTATTGTTGGAGAACTTAAAGAAGTTCCAACAACAACATCGTCAGGAAGACCAATAGTAACTGTTTGACCTGACACTGAAGTATTAACTTCACTTGCTGTACCAGAAATAGTTAAAGTTTGTGCGGTACTAACAGTGCTTGGACCACCAGCATCAGCATTTAATCCAAGAGTTACATCAACAGCATCAACATATGCCTTAACTGCTTTTTGAGTTGGTAGATAATCATCACTATTCTCGGTAAGAGTTGTGCTTGCCGAGATCCCAGTAATACCAATTCCGGAAGTTCCATTCAGTTTTAAAGTTCCAGTGGTAGTAATACCAGTGACTTTAATATCTTGAGCAAATGTGGCATTTAAATTTGATAATGTAATCAAAGTAGAAGCATTTGAAGAACTTCTAATTTCATTTACAATTGCCTTTGCTTGGAAGGATACATCACCATTTCCATACATATAAAGAGCATTAGATCCACCACCAGCTTTAATGTAAGAAGTAAGATTTGCTGGATTACCGACACTTAAGATGCCACCAGTTGCTACAGAAGCATCAGAAGGATTGAGTGATAATCCAGCACCTACAAGAATTGTTTCTCCAGTCTGTCCCGCAAGAGTATCAACAAATGGAACATAGTAAGTTGAGTTTGTTGAAGTTGAGGTAGTATCAACAGTGGTAGCACGGGTTGCGGTAGTTGCTGTTCCCGTTAATGTCCCCTGAATTTCTACATTACCAGTAAATAATGCGTGTTGAGTTGTAAAGGTGTTAGTTCCTGGGTTGTAGTAAATACCATCATCAGTATAAACAGACTCATTTGTCGCAGAACCATTGTTAGCGTCAACAAAAGTGATGTGGTATGTTGCGTTATTATTTGATGCGGTAACAGTCTTTACCTGATCGGCAGAAGCCGCATTTCCAATGATAGAACCATTAAAAGTTCCATAAAAATTGGTAGCAGAAATTCCAGTATCACTCATTGTAATACCAGAACCAACAGCAAGACGAACTCCATCCGCCATTGTTGTGGTTCCAATTGCTACTCCATAGTTAAATGCGAACGCATCTGTTGAGAATCCAAGAGTTCCACTCTTGAACCACATCATCTGTTTATAAGTGCTTGGAAGTGTATTAATTCCAGAGGCGTTGAAATTTGCTACTGGAGTTCCTTCCGTTGAAGCAATCGCAACCCCAGCGTGATTTGCTGTCGTATCATTTGGTTCTGTCGTAGTTGTATACCCAAGAACAATGTCTTTGTTCTCAATGAAGACATCAGTACCACGAAGAGTGACTGTTGTGCCTCCAATATAAACATTACCAGTCACATCCAAATCACCAAGAACATCCAGATGTTGCGTTATTTCGACGGTTGAAGTTGCAGAATTGAGAGTTAACTTTCCTGAAGTTGTATCAATAGTATTAGCATCAGAAATACCAATTCTAATAGCATCAACTATCGCACCACTTGTAAAAGTACCCACACCAGCAAATGAAGAATTTCTCCACTGCCTTGATCCATCTCCTAAATCATAAGTATCTGTTGTATTTGGATATAATCCAGAAGTAAACTCACCACCAACATTAATATTATCTCCAGTATCATCACCAAGATTGATTGTGCCACTTTTAAATGTTACAACTCCTACAAATTCACTATATCCCTGAACATTTAAATTACCACCAACAGTGACATTCTTATTAATTCCAACTCCACCATCAATCTGAACGGAACCAGTATTGGCATCACCTAATGTGTTATCAGTGGTATCAGTGAAAGTAGCAATACCACTGAAAACTGGGTTAGCAGATCCACTTGCCCAGGTTAGGTTTCCGCTACCATCATTGGTAAGAACAGAACTTGTTGCTCCCTGAGTTCCTGGAAGAACATAAGTAACACTTCCAGCAAGAGTATTTGGAGACTTGACAGCAACATAATTAGTACCATCTTTGTCCACCAACTTTAGGCGAAGAGATGTTGAAGTATCTTCTCTTTCCCAATAGCGATGAGAACCAAAGAATTTATTACCAACAACCGAAGTATCAAAACCAACGAATAAATCAAACTTATCAAGAGTAAATGCTGGTTCACCTGGACGGAGAGCAGGAATAGTTGCTGCTACTCCAATATTACCACGCTTAAACTGTAAGACTGGTGAAGCCATTCTAATTACCTATGTAGTTTTCCTAATAATATTATTTAGAATATATTAAAAACCACCTGCATCCAAATCAATACGATCATCAAGATCAATGTCAAGTTTAGTTTCGAAATCTGTTGGAAGTGTTGTCGTGATTCTGTTAGCATCCAACTCTGTAGTTGCCGCTGATAGAACTTCATCTGGATTTTTATCTACCCACTTTCCACTTACAGAGTCATACATTAAGACATATCCATTATAATTATTTCCACTAAGTTGAACATCTGCAAGTTCGTCTAATGATTGGGGCATAATTTCTATATTAAAGTTGAGTGATGTTTTATATTTTTTTGATTGTAATGACTTTACTGTGAAGTTATATGGGGAAGAAACAGAAACCTTGTAAGTCATACGGAAGCACTCTCCTCAACTATTGCGGTTCCTTTAATAACTTTAGTTTTCTTTCCACCAATAGTTAAAACAACATCAAAGTAATTTCTACCCGCTTTGAGATTTGCAGTTTGAGTAGAAGTTAATGTCAGTTTGATAGTACCAGTTCCAGCGGTAATTGTTTTACCAAACTCTTCGCCAGTTGTTGATTCTGGATATTTTCTTATTGTAGCATATGTTGTAGTAAGACCAGACAAAACTGTTGCCGACTGATCCGGTTCGAATAAATTGAAAGTCGCTTCAAAATCAGTTCCTTTTTCAATTACAATATTAGTGATCTCAGCAACTGCCATTTAACTAGAACGATTTTAAATATTTATCAAAGAATATTATCCAAATCGGAGTTAAGTGTGTTTATAGACGAAGTAGAACTCGAATTTGTAGACTGGGTTTTTGTGATCCACCAGACATCAGTTTGAGAATCTACTTTTAAAATTCTAGCATTATTTGTTGGAGATAATAAAGTACTTATTCCACTTCTAATCGTAATAATTTCGTTCTCTAATGTTTGAACTGAACTCGTAATCGTAGTGCCACAACCAGGATCATCAATTGGATAATAATAACCAATCAATTGTGATTGATTTTTGTGAATTGATTTTGGATCATACGCATCAGAAAAATAAAAAACAGAATTTCCTATACCCAAGTTAGTTGTTCCAATCCCAACATAAGTAAGAACCCCAACTGGACCACCACCAGCCGCAATTATGTTTCCATCTAAAGGAGTAATTCCAGTCCAGTCATCTACTGTCACTATCATATTTTCCAGATACGGATAAACAAGAGAATAAACAGTTTCTTTTCTTACTTCTCCACGAGCCCCAATATCACACTGTTCCGTTGTGCCAAGACCAACTCCACCAGATCCGTCAATATAAACCTGACAATTATAATTAAATGTAGTGGAAGATCCAGAGACGACTGCTGTAGATGATATACTTACTATACTAGTTGCGATTAGGCAAGCATCGCTTTTTATCCCAGATGCGGGAACAAAAGAACCACTAGAAATCCCAGCAACACCAGGATCTTTTGTCGCTATTCCACAATTGATAATTAATTTATTGTAGTTATCGGTTAATAAAGTAACTATCTGAGTTTTTTTGACATTAATCTCATCAAGTTTATTGAGAATTAATTTATCAAATTCGGCACAGGGAAACAAATAAGTAGCAAAATCTGTACTAGCAGTGCCTAAAGCACCACTAAGTGCGGTGTTTGATTTAGAAATATCTTCTAACGCTTCAGTGTTTGAAGTCTTAACGCTTGATATGTTAGTCATTTATATTCCTCAGTCTTCCTCTTCATAAATTCCGGGATAATCTTCAGAGCTCTGTCCTTCATATTCAACAATCAATTTATGCCCATCAATTCTTTCTCCACAAATAATATAACTGCAATTGATTGGTCCACCTAAGTTATTCACTATGTTTATCTTTTTCCCCCATTCAATATTTTTCACAAATAATTCTTGATAGACACCAAATGGAGTAAGGTTTACAGTAATTGATTCTGGATCAACAAAGTTTGTCCAATAATCCGGCAATTCTATTACATTACTATCGACCAATTTTCCTCTATGATAAACAGCATTTTCAGGTCCCTCTATACAACTATGGCGTAAACGATAACCTTCCTTGTTCGGATGCTTAATATCAAAATGTTTCCAACTCTGAGTGTTAATTTTTCCAACAAACTGTTTAGCTTTAACTATGTCAGCCTTTACCATTCCACTGACTTTTAAAATCTCAGACTCGATGTTAAGTTTTTTAATGGGACCATAACTAGCTTCTAAAGTTACATTTTTTGTGTTAGATCCCTTCAAATGAAAATACACATAATCTGGAGGAGATTCAGAAGTATTAACAAGAACCATTGATACATCATTCAAATTGAAGTATCCACTAAATGGTTCTAATGAAAAATCATCATTATCACGATATTCTATATCTACACCAGGACCAGTAAAAGTCCCATATTTTCTAAAAGAAAATGCCATTATTCTTCAATCTCCGTGACTAGTTGTGGTACATCTTTTCTTGTACCAAAAACATGGTAAAAACAATTAATAGGTATTCCAGGTTTTGCCTGAAGATATACTTTATTATCTCCGATTCTTTTAACAATAATGTCTTGATGTGCTCCAACTGGAGTTATTGATACTGTAATTGTACTTTCATCTACAAGATTTGTCCAGTATTCTGGTAATATAATTTCAGTATTATTTGTAAGTTTTCCGCGAACATAAACACCATTTTCGGGACCTTCAAGGCAAGTGTGAACTAATTGCTTTCCGGGTTTTGTTGGATGTGGAATTACAAAGTTCTTAATTGATGCTTGAAGAACTTTGGTCCTTACTACACTTGCTTCAATGTAAGTTGACTTCAAAAGAAGATCAACTCTCACAAAACTTTGAAATCTCGAATAAAGTCGAGACCATAAAGAATATAGTGGAGACACTTTTGCGTCTGGATTTGTTAGTGGTCCAAGCATTAAAGTTGCTTTACAGGTATTATGAGCACCTGCTTGACCAGCTTGAAAGGGTCCTTCAACATATCCAGATCCATTAATTTTATTTTTTCCAAGACCAAGTGCTTTTGGTACTCCAGCACCAACCATCATTTGACCACCAACCGCACTATCATCCATCAAAAATGCCATTTTTTTCTCCTACTTTGAAAGTTGTTGTCTCATTCTTTGACTGTTATTCTTATCATTCTTATTAGTGACAGCGTCAGTAACTCCACGAATTAACGGAGAGTATATCTGCATAACAGTATTCGAAAGTATTTGTGCTGTTCCGGGAGTTGCTAATTTATATAAAGTTGATGCATTGAGTAATAATTTATCACTATCAGATTCAATGGTCCCTCCTTTAGCGGTGAACCTAATATTACCCTTTGTCCCACCCTCACCTACAGCAGTAAGCTCAATATCAGTTCCCTGAAGTCTAAGTTTTCCATTTGTCGCTACTATATCTATATTTCCATTCCAAGAATGAATGAATAATGTATCTTCTCCTTCACTCTTATCAATTCCAGATTCAATGGATATTCTTCCAGGTGCCGTGATTTGTGTTCCACCTTTCCTAACACCATCTTTATCAAGGACAATAGAATGTCTAGCATCTGATGCCTCAATTAATACATCAGATGTTACATCACCTTGTTTATGGATATGCCCAAAACTTATTGAACCATGATCATTTCCATATGTTATTGCCGTATAATTTTGTTTAGCAGTATTGTTCTTTGAAATATTAGCAGCAAGAAGTTCTTCTCTCCCCGCTTTAGGTCGAGAACCAACCTTAGTATTATTGGTATTTCTTACTGTTGCCATTAGTATTGAAGAATCAATGTAATACTATTTAATAGACTTATTCTGTAGTTGATTCTGGAGTTCCAGGAATATTAAGACGAGGATCATTACTTCTAATGTCAGTACCAGACCTCTGAATAGCACTTGGTGGCGTAGTGATTTGAGCAGTGATGCTTTCTTGTAGGGTTGCGTATACTCTTGTTTGAGGTCCTGCGGTTTTGTAGAAACCAGCATATGGAATACCTTCATCATAGTAAATAGCGCCAAAGTATGCTCTACCATCCACATATCCAGTCTGCTTAAGACCAACCAAATCAGTAACTTGAATGAGTTTTTCTGGTTCGATTAACGGGTCTCTTACTATACGGAAAACAGGTCTAAAGGATGCGTTAACTCCAGTTAATGATGGGATACTTATTTCAGGATAAACATTAAATCCAAGACCAGGATTTAAAACTTTAACTGATCTTATTTTACCAAATGGATCACAATCATAAGAAAGTTGGGCACCATTACTTGGGGTAATTACAATTTGGTCTTCTCCACAAGAATAATTGATTCCAGGATTTTCAACAATAACCCTATCCAAAACAAGAGTGACTGGATAACCAGTTCCAGGACTTTCCACAGGAACATAACCATTTCCGGGGTCATTCACTATAACTTCTTGAACTACTCCTTTTCCACCTATCCTTTTAGCACATGGTGGAGGAATTAAAATAGCAGATATTGCTACGGGATTGGTAGTCCAGGAAGTTTTATTGTTATCAGAAAATACAACATCTTTACTGATAAAAAGAGCCACACCCGTTGGGTTATCTTTGGTACTTAATCCAGGTGGGGTAACATTATTCAAAGTAAGTTGAACATCGTACTTACCAGCAGTTAAATTAAATGTATATTGAACTTTTTCACCAACAAAATCAGCAATTTCTACTATGTCAACACCGCCAATTTTTAATTTTGCGCTGTTATCTGCCTGTAAATTAAACTTATAAGTTCCATTATAAGGAAAGTTAACTCCGGACCAAGTTAAAGTAAATGTTCCAGGAGCATTAACATCCGAAGGTGAGACAGAAAACTCATTCATAAATTTACTCCACCTTTTATCACTGTATCCAATCAAAGAAGGTCCAGTGTAAGTCACCCCATTTTTTGTTGGACTTTGTGAGGTTGCTGGAGCTGATGGTGAAGATGACTTTACGTTATCAATTGTAATCTTAATATTCTGATCATCCCCATCAGCATCTCTGATCCCAAGTATATTTGAACCATTAATTATTGGTCCCCTTGCCCCCACACCGGAACCAATAATTTCTATTGGTCCATACTTTTTACCACCTGTAAATTTACCACTTTCTTTTATAGTTTGTTCTGTTTGAAAAGAAGACCTTATAAATTTAACTTTTCCAGAATCTGAAGGAATTCTAATTTCAGTAGCAGCTAGTCCAGCAATTCCTGGGTTATCGCTAACATCCATAACAAAAGATATTTCTCCAGATCCAGATCCATCAACTTGTAAATAAAAACCCGCTCCCTGCTGAATAAATTTAGCCTTAAGTTTGGAAGAACTATTTTGAGTGCCAGAAACTCTCCAATCCTGTGTACTAAAGATCTTCGTATCTATGACTGACTGGGTATTCTGTGGGGTGTTTTCAAGTTCAATGGATATAGTATGACGACCTTTTTCTAGAAAAACTTTCTGAGATTTTACTCTTCCAACTAATCCCTCCTTCACCCATTTCTCATCACCAGAAGTTAAAACATCAAAAGCAATCTTTCCATCAACATAAATCCTTGCTGTGTTATCTCTTTGTACTTGGAACTTATAAAATCCCCTATAAGGAATTTCTAGATCCCAAGAATTTTTATGAACGACTCCGCTTACATCACTTCCAGGAGTATCTAAAGGAAGAACTGGAGATACGGCATATCTATTAAAGAATTTCGACCACTCTTTGTTTCTAACTGGATACCATTTTTGCTGAGAACCAGGAAATCTTGTAGACCAAATAGGATTGGGTGGACATCTTCCTGTTTGTACTGGAGGTTGCTCCTGAGGAACTGGAGGTTGAGGAGCATCAATAATCATTGATACCCCCATAGGATTTTCATTCCAAGATTTTGGAGAAATTACTTCACTAACCGTAATGCCAGGAGATGTAGTTGACCCAACTTCAAAAGTCAAATCAAAAGTAGTTCTACCTTCTGGAGTTTTTGATCTATTAGTTGCTTTAAAAGTTCCAATGCTAGTTGTAATTTGGATATCATCATTATCATTATCAGATTGAATATGATCCGCAAAAATTCTATTCGACTCTCCTATACCACCTTCTTTATTCTTTGTGCCATTTTTAATTATACCCTGCTCGACAGTTCCCTTTGTGGAAGAAGCATAAACTTTAAATGTTGATTTTGGATTTAATTTTATAGTTTGAGTTCTACTAGTACCACTACTATTATTTCCATTAAGAGTAAAAGTCTTATCACCACTTACAAAAGAAAACTTCATTTTATTGGTATTTCTCCCTTGACCAGTAATAGTAAAGGTCACATCAACGTCATTTATACTTGCCTTAGTCTCTACCTTTTTCATAATAGGGACATTCAACAATTCAACTTTAATGATATGATTACCTTCTTGAATTGTTTTTTGAAGTGGTGTTGGGTTATCAGTAAATCCCTTCAAATCTCCAATTAAGGTATTGTCAATATAAACTTTACCGATGTTATCACAAACACCCCTAAAAATATATTCACCACTAACAGGGAAATTAGTTTCCCATTCGATATTAAAAACTTTTCCTGCCTGATCACTTCCTCTTGTATCGGAGGGAGGAACTGGAGAGATCGCATACTTATTCATAAACTCTCCCCAGTCTGGGAAAGTTACACCAACTGCTTCTTGAGTTGCGAATGATTCTCCAACTACAGTGATTCTATCAGGTTGCTTTTCTCTTGTTGTCCAAAATGGATTTTTAAGTGCTTTCTGAAATGCTTCAATTTCTCTTTGAATAGGATCAGCACCTATCTTCGTATACGCAGATGGTTCCCAGGGTCCCAGAACTTCTCCATTTAAACCATACCTAACGCCATATCCAACATCAGTATCTTCGCATATTTCATAGTCTTCAAAGTCTTCCTCACCTTCATAAACTTCTATTTCATCAACAGTCTCCCCAAGAATAGCGGTAAGGACAGCACCATTTCCAATCTCACAATCATCTCTAGCAGCAACAATAGGGGCATATTGATATCCGTGTCCGCCACTTACAATATCAACAGCAAGTAAAGAACCATCTATACCTATAACAGGATTTCCTACAGCGCCTATTCCCCCACCACCAAAGAACTGAATTCTCGGTGTACCACACTCACTATAGTTTTGTACTCCACCACACTCACCATTTTTTGCGGTGAGATCATTTGGAGTCAGACCATTAACCTCATTAATGTTCAAATATTTGATATTATTATCGCCGTCTCTAAAAACAAAAACAGTCCCCGGATTATTTTTCGCATAATCATTTGCTTCGCAGACAGAAACTCCATCAACATACCCAAGAGTTGGGTCCACATAACCAACTCTAATATCATCTTTAGTAGGTGAAGCAAATAAATTAAACGACATATCTCCTTTCTAGTTAATGATATTTATTGGTCTAGATTGATCTTATAAATTGTGTTGCCTGATTGATGCTGTTTATTACATCTGGTTGATTTCTACTTGGTTGAGCATATGGTTTTTCCGTTGCTTTAGCTGTTGGTGGAGTTCCCTGTGCTGCTTTATCAACTTCAGATGGTCTTGGTTGTTGTGGATCTTCGGCAGCACCTGATCCATTTTGTAAGGTGTAGTAATCTGATGTCGCACAATTTGGTTTAAGATCACATCCAAAAACATTCAATTTAATATTTTCAAAACTGAGTGCTGAGGTAATACTTCCACTTACTCCACCAATTATATCTTTTACCGCACCAATTCCACCAGAAACAACTCCAAGTTGAGATTGAATATCATTTAGAAAATTATTAATATTATCTAAAATACCATTAACACCGGTGTTCATTTCATCCATATTTAATGCGATTAAATCTCCAGTAAACTTTTCAGCAGCGCATATCTGAGGTTTGGGAGATCTAAGTCTCTTATCTTTAGGTAAGGATCTCTCTATTTGCCCATTCAAAAGAGACTGAATTAATCCGCAAAGGTTATTTGTAATTTTAGCGTATAGACAATTAATTAATTCCGTAATAGAAGACTTCACATCAAAATAAGTATAACGAAGATTTGGTGGTAATGCGTCTATTGTTGGTGATAACGCTTTGTTAATTGTTTTTAATACATACTCTTTAATCTTATTAAAAACAATCTTCATATACTTTGCTATTTTACAAGCAAAGTCAGCAATCAAATCCTGGATGCTTGAGATAAAATTAGAAACGGCATCAATATAAGATTGCGCTGCGTTTAAAACTTTATCAATTTCTTTTACTAAATTATCAAGTTCAGTTTGAATTGCTTTTAGTGCTGACTTAACATGTTCGCAAGGAGACATTAAAACAGTTTTCTTCTGATAGTAGTCATTTCTAACTACGTCTGCTTTAGTTACTTTGTGAACACCAGTTACAGTTTCTACTGTTGGTTTAGTTTCAGATGATCCCCGAATGTCAAGTCCCTTATCTGGAACTTTTCTAAATGGATCAGTATTTCCTTTTGCGGAGTTAGCATTTCCACTTACTGCTAATGATCCAGGATTATTATTAGTGACTTTATTATCGCCAATAGTAGAAGCAAGTTTAGTTTGAATGTTATTGCCAAGTACTCCCATTATAACAGGAACTTGCTGGTCCATTCCATCAAGGAAGAAACCGAAAACGAACATTCCCTGTCTTAAGTTTGATGTTGCTCCAGCATTAGCCTGTCCACCACCACCAGTCACAGGATACATAACCTGTGCCCAAGGCAACTGATCAGAAGGAATTTCAGTCTCACCTTGATCGTGAAGACCGATGATTCTTACTTTATATCGATACCCGTGCCCAGGAACTTGATCTTTACTTTCAAATTTTCCAGGCAAAATATTATCACGCCAAGTGGAATCATCGGCAATCTGTCCGATCCACCACTTAAAGTGTTCACCAAGAAACCCAGGATTATATAAACTCATCAGTCCTCATAAACCCTACATTCTAAAGCATCGGGATTATCATTACAATAAAGTTCAAGAGAAGATGGATCGTGGTGATCTTCTGGATGAGTATCAGCCCATCTCTCAAGTGCTTGTAGTTCTTCTTCAGTGTGTCTTCTTGATTGAGCAGAAATCATAGGATCATCAAGAATCTTTTTATCGTGCTCAATGTGCTTTTCTACGCTTTCCATAGCGTTAGTATATAAACTAATTACTACTATTTAACAACT